AATCAATTTGAGAACATAATTCTCTATCCAAATCATCAACCCTTCTTTGTAAATTTTCTTCCACTACATCAATCTGCCGTTCAGCAGAACCAATTCTTTCTCTTAGTTCTTTTACTAAAGTACCTATCTTAACCATAATTACAACCCCAAATACTAATAGAACTGTAACTACACCTAAAACAAAATATACTATTTCCATATTTTTCTCCTTTCTTTTTTAGTTAAAAGAGAACGATATTGTTTTTGTATCGAGAGCGGGAGTCGAACCCGCACGGTCTAAGACCACAGCATTTTAAGTGCTGCATGGCTACCATTACATCACCTCGACATTTAAGGTAAGATACACGCCAAACAGTATCTTTTTATGTAATTGATTTCGCCTAATTACCACCTTTGTACCCTAAGTAGGATTCGAACCTACACACCTTTCGGTACTTGCTTTTGAAACAAGCGTGCCTACCATTTCCACCATTAGGGCGTTTATTGTGACTCCGGCAGGATTCGAACCTGCAACCTACACTTTAGAAGAGTGTAGCTCTTCCAATTGAGCTACGGAGCCAGTTAAAGTCCTCCGTTATAGCTAGGAGGAATCTCAATACTGATATTACATCATAATATCAATATCACAGCTTTTTAGGCTGCAATTGCGTATTCGCCATTTACTTATTCACCATATTCTACCCCAACCGAACTCACCACCTGTCAAAACCGGTCGATCCCATATAAATTTAATAAGTTTGGTTAGAATTACCTATTCTCAGTTACTATTCTTACACAAAATAAACCAAACTAAAGTGGAATCGGCGAGATTCGAACTCGCGTCCAGATAGCTATCAATTGTTATCAACAAATAATAGTGTGCGGTGGTACGGGGAATCGAACCCCGAACTCAGCCGTGACAGGGCTGCATTATCGCCGTTTAACTATACCACCATATAATAAAATAATTCCATTTGAATTATTTGTTGCGCTGATGGAGAATTTCGAAATCCCGACCTAGTGATTAACAGTCACCCGCTCTGCCCCTGAGCTACACCAGCGTATTTTATTTTTTTAAGTGGGCCACCCAGGACTCGAACCTGAAACCTTCTCGTTATGAGCGAGCTGCGCTAACCGATTGCGCCAGTGGCCCGTGGTTAGGATTTATGGATATTTTATTAATCACCTCCAAGGGCCCTAATTCCTATGGTGATATTCTACAACACATCACTTTCCCAGTGTACAACTTCTACTTAGTTAGGGTATTATGTATGTAGTTAGGATTGGGTCATGACTCCCAATCTTCGATGCCCTATCTAGATTCGAACTAGAAATACAACAGTCAAAGTGTTGTGTGTTACCGTTACACTATAAGGCAAGATAGGTGGTGAATCGACTTTGGCGGCCGTTATAGCTGTTCACCTCAACTATTGGAACAGTAGGTCCCAATGTATTCCTGGTGGGATTCGAACCCACTCCCCCGCCTTGAAAGGGCGATGACTCAACCAATTTGTCCTCAGGAACATAATCCCTTTACATTTCAAAGGGTAAGCAGGTTTAGTTGCGAACTTTCCTTTCAGTAGGTCTCTCTTTTCTTACAGTCTTTAAACTATCATAGCAAGTTATCCTACAATTTTAATACGAAGCTACGGTATTGAGAATCGAGCGGGTAACAGAGTTCGAATCTGCAACCTCTGACTTGGAAGGACAGCGCTCTAACCAATTGAGCTATACCCGCGATTAAGTTGGTAGAGGGTCAACCATTTCTGATTTATCTACCATAGTTACGTTATCTTTCGATAAGAGGCTTTACTATCCACATTTTTCTTTCAACATTTCAACGAACTCAACATTACAAAGATACGAAAATAATTTCATATTTCCAAATGTTTTTTCAACTTTTTTATGAAAAAGTAACTGATTTTACTAATGCATATTGAGTATTTTCATTAAAAACTGTAAATGATAATACTCTTTTATCACCAACTTCATCCGCAAATATAACTTCTCCATACAAATATCCATTAGTATTACTAATATCGGATACCTTTGTTTCAAATTCTATTTTTTTACTCAATTCTAATTCAATTAGATTTTTAAGCGAATTGAATGAATCAAATACAATATTAGGTAAATAATCTTGCAATACATCACTTATTAATTTACCTCTTTCACTTTTAATATCCATCTTATAATATAATTTAGTTTGAGCGGGTGAAAGGATTTGAACCTTCGGCCTATTGCTTGGCAAGCAACCGCTCTACCCCTGAGCTACACCCGCATAATGGGAGGGGTCAGGTTAACCCCTTTATCCCTTCTTTCAATCGTTTGAGTTTTTTCTTGGTGAAAAACTCCTTCGGTAAGAAAACAACCGATAGTTTAGGGGAAACTAACAAACCGTTACATGCACCCTTTGTTTCGCATCTTTTACATCCAATAAACAAACCCCTTATGTAACAAAACCACATAAAACTGGATGACCTGAGCCGGCTACAGGATTCGAACCTGTGAGTCCTTACGGATCCTGATTACAAGTCAGGTGCAATCGACCACTATGCGAAGCCGGCGTTTAGGAAAGTAGAAGATGGTTCAGTGGACATCTACTTTTACAATTGGCGTTACTATGGTAGTTTAAACTCCGATGATATCCGTCCCCCACACTACCAGGGATAGTCATCATCATTCCCCAATCAACCTTATTTTATAATTCTAATTTCAGATTCAGTTTCAATCACCACCCTAGCACCACAACTAAGTATTGGTTTTTCATCACATCCAGCACCACTATAAATAATTTTACTTGGTCCTAATATTTCAACCTCATTACAATAAGTATTCTTTCTACCCTGCTTTATAGTAATAACGGGCAAATTAGTACCTTTTGTTTTATTTGATCTGATATGATGTTGATTTACATGAATTCTGGTTTTCAATTTTTCACAATTTTTAATAAGTACCCTAAGTAGGATTCGAACCTACAATACCTTTCGGTGCCGGTTTCTAAGACCGGTGCATTTGCCAGTTTTGCTATTAGGGCATTTTGAAATTGAGAATGCTTCGGGTCTTTCAAGGTTTCTGATTAGTTAGTTTTATAGAGATAAGAGCCCTTCCTACTTCAAACCTTTTTTCGGAAATTAATCTATCTGTACTATCTAATTACAGCTTCACTACATTCTCAATTTTTGGAAGAGGGAGTGGGATTCGAACCCACGGGCCGCTTTCACGACCTCCGGTTTTCAAGACCGGTGCAATAATCCATCTCTACCATCCCTCCTTATTTTATTTCTTATCATACAAATCTGTATAATTTTTCCCGTACTTAGATATCACATAATCTCTATATACTTTCATATCAGGCTGGTATAATACTTTTAAGTCACCTTTGAATTGGTTTATTTTTTCACGAGTTTTCAAATCTAACCCATTATAATTACGCCTACCTTTTATTTCAATAAAAACATCATCTACTATAAAATCAGGATAATATTTTGATTTTTTATTATCATATACATATACAAATCCTTCGGTGTTACGTCTAAAGTTAATACCATGTTCGATTTGATATATAACCCATGCCAATTCCCAACTACTATCACACCATATACCTTTATACCACCCTTTCAATCCTCTACCACTTCCCTCACGCAACCCACCTGCATTTGGATTTTTTTTCATAGTGTTAGATATTTTTTGCCGTCTTAATAATTCCGTATTTTTATCAATCACTCTATTTTTATGCAATCCCAATTCAAAACTTCGCTTCCATCCTAACTTTCTTTTTTCTATAAGTTGATTATCACTATTGCTCTTTTTTAAGTTTTTTATTCGTTTCAATTCACTCTCTTCACTTAAATTAAATGCAATTTGTCTATTTGGATTTAACTTACACCATTTAGTATGACTTGCTATTGATTTAGGATTTTCATAAGATTCATTACAGTATTTACAGTTGTACATATTGGAAATATTAATTGTTTTATATAAATATAAGAAAATATATAAAACAACATAATCTCCTCGTCCATCCGGACCACCTCTATAAGTGGAAGTTATTATGTTTTTTGAGCTAGGACATTTCTTCCAAACAAACCTACGAGCTGAAGAGGGAGGATTCGAACCATCCACGATGAGATTAGGATATGAACAGAATATCTTCTAAAATTTAGTGGTCAACCCATTATTCATTCTTTCTTTCTTTTTCACCACCCCCGAGACAGGAGGGCTTGTCTGCCAATTTCAACACTCTTCAATGTAAAACAGATAACTCTTTCAATTATCTGTTACAAAGATACGAAAACTTTTTCAGATTTCCAAATCTTTTTTAATCTAAAAACAGATATGGTTTCCATTCATTAGGAATTTCATCCATCTGCCTCATCAACATAAGGTAGTGAGGTCTGTATGGTTTTGGTATATCTTTACCAAATTCTTCCAAACTCAAATCTGCCTTTTGTGAATTACAACGTTTACACGCTGTCACCAAATTATCCCAAGTATGTCCACCACCTTTTGATTGTGGAATTACGTGGTCTAATGTTAAATCTTTTCGGTTATCATCTCCACAGTAAACACATTCATAATTATCTCTTCTAAAGATGTTTTCTCTTGTCAACGCAACTTTGTTATATACTGATTTTACATAACTGTATACTTTGATAATAGAAGGTTTTTTAATGTCTAACTTTGGATTTACCACTTTGAATGATTCATCATATTCCTCCACCACATCAGCATTACCTTTATAAGTAATAACAAATGCTCTATCAGTAGAGATTATACTTCTTGCCAAATAAGATGAATCCAATACTAATGTTTTTTTGTTTCTACTCATAACTGTAAATTGTTTTTTATGGTTTTAAATTATGTTTAATGCGGAGGGTGTTGGGATCGAACCAACGGGTCGCTTTCACGACCACGGTTTAGCAAACCGCTCCTTTAACCACTCAGGCAACCCTCCATTCACTTCCTAAATATAAGAAATTATTTCCACAATTCCAAATATTTTTCAGTAGCGTGTATCAGGTTCGAACTGATTTAACAAACCGTATGAGAGTCTGTCCTTTTCCACTAAGCCACGCCATCTTTATATTTCTGTATCAGATACATCAAATCTTCTTTCATTCTTCTTTCCAAATATTTTCTATTTGGGGAATCTTTTGGATGAACAGGGTGATATTTTAATATCTTACCATTAGATTGAACTTTAGTTATAATACCATTTTCATCATATCTAATTTTCTCCTGCAACCAATTTTCTACAAATTCCTCTATACTTTGAGGATAGGGTGTAACATCTTCTAACATATTTTTAAGTTTTAGTTGAGGTCAGTAACGGATTCGAACCGTTGAATAACTCTTTTGCAGAGAGTTCCCTTAGCCACTTGGGTAACTGACCATTAAATTAAAAGGGTAATAGCCACCATTCTGTATCTCATCTATCATTTAACTTTTCCCCAACCTTGTCCGAACTGCTCACCTCCATAGAGATTCCAAATCCTCTTTAAACAGAATTTTAATATTTTTCGTTGGATTTTGAGTTTTAACCATATCCATTTTAATCTTATCATTTGGAGAAAAATAACCTTTAATTTCTATAAATTCATCACTATCTACCAAATAAAAATCAGGATAATAATTTCGATTAATATCAGTATCGTTTTTAGTATATCTTAAACTAATATTCTTATTCCGTTCCCATCTTATACCTGAATTATTTAGGAAAGTTGCATATTTAAGTTCATATGTTCCCTGTACCGAAATTATCTTTTTCATATAAGGACAATATATCTTATAATATTTAACTTTAGCATATCCATTACCTTTATTATTCCATGCCGATTTAGATAAATTTTCTCTATGTTCTCTACTCAAAGTCCTACCTTTGAGTGAATGTTTAGATGAACAACTTTTACTACAATATTTTCTGGTTAAATCCCAACTTTTTATTACAGTATCACAATTTAAACATTTTTTATATTTTTTAGAAAATTCAATCTTAGCGCAACTTCTACATAATATAATATCTTGATAATTAGGATTTCGTTTAACAGTTTTTGAACACATCTCACATTTAAAATAATACTTATCCATAATTTACATCTTTAATATAAATATATGAAATTAGATTTTTTATATAAGTGATTTGGTGAACTTCCTCTGTTTCCAGCGATAGATTTCCCTTTTGAAGCCTCAGAAGGATTCGAACCCTCAACCCCTTCGTCCGTAGCGAAGTGTTCTTCCAGTTAAACTATGAGGCCATTTTGGCACATCCACAAGGATTCGAACCCTGAACTATGCTTTTGGAGAGCGTTATGATACCATTTCACCATAGATGTGTATAATTTAAGTATTGACGGTAGGAGTCGAACCTACTTTCTCTTACGAGCTACCTTATCAGAGTAGTGCCTAAACCGTTCGGCCACGCCAATATTTGTAATTTTCAATTCTATGCTACACCCCGCAGTCTATGAATTGATAACAGTCTCACTCACTGTAGGGTAGGTGGGAGTCGAACCCACATACTCCACATCCCAAATGTGGCGAGATAAACCATTCCTCTACTACCCTATGTTTAATTATTGTGATCCCGGAGGGATTCGAACCCTCGACCCTCGCATTAAAAGTGCGATGCTCTAAACCAACTGAGCTACGAAATCATTAAGTTCCACCGGTGGGCCTCGAACCCACTACCTTCTCCTTAAAAGGGAGTAGCCCGTCCACATGAGCTTCGGAGGAATATCCCTTATCATACTTGTCACTTTCCATAATCGTAATTGTTTAATTGTTAAAATGTTTTTAATTACAGGGTAGACCGGACTGTATTGTCATTTGCTTACTCCGAATATAGTTCTTAATGTACACTCCCTCCTATACCAATACTCGCTACCCTGTAATTATTTAAGTGGGGAAGGTTGGTTACGCTCCAACTCCTTTAGTTTTTCAGACTAACGCTTCTAC